CCCACTCCCTAACTGTAACTCGCTCTGAGCGTAGCTTGGTGTGTTGGTACTTAGGGGTGTTCCCTTCTTCAATCTGTTCCAGCTTCATGCTGGGTCGTGCAAAAGTAATATCAATATTACCGCCTGTGTCTGTAGACATAGGTTCCATAAAGAACTGTAGAGCTGGAAGGTCTGTGACCTTGTAATCCATAATTGCGTCCTTATAATCAATAAGAACACGCTCTCCAAGTCCTCCATCAGCGGAGCCTGTGTTAATAGACGTAAGCAAACCGGGGGTTTCACTAACTGTTACCATATTTTAACTCCTTATAATGTGATGGACTTTACGAAGCCCGTGCCTGAGGCTAGAGCACCAAGTGCAATTGCGTAGACTGTATCTGAGCCCGGTTGAGCCTGTGAGCGTCCATCGGCAGCTGCGGTAAGTGAATTACCTGCTGCTACTGTTCCGGTACATGCTAGATTCAGAATTACGCCTTTGCCAGTGATGACACTGCCATTACTACCCGAGTTAGCGTCCACGAACATATAACCGATACCAGTTGCTACACCGGATGCGCTCATTGTTACCGTGTCGGCTGCGGATACAGAGACTAGGTGACCTGCCGTACTAGACGCAGCTACCGTGAAAGGTAGTATACGTGCTGGGGCGCCACCGTCATTTACGAGAATTTCTGTTGCCATAATTATCCTCAGTTCCCTCTCTGGAGTAAGTTTTTATCCAGAGTGATTCTTCCATTTTCCCACTTAACTGCAAATTCGCGTTCTGTCTCCTGCAAAGGTTCGTCACCTTCGGAGGCTTTACCCTTACCGAAAGCTCGTTCTACCTCAACAGGTTCTGGAACAGCAGCCAGTGCTTCGCTGAAACCAGTCAGCTTTAGCTCATCCCATGCAGAAAGTTCTTCCATGCGCGTGGTGGAGTTATCTTCATCAAGAGTCCCGAAAAGGACTTCCTTGGAGATAATGTGATTAATCACTTCAACCTTGCGCGCCTCAGCTTCCTTTTCAGACCTCTCTTCCTCAGCTAGTTTGAATGCTTCGATTTCTTTCAAAGCGTTCTCATACTGAGATTCAATGTCCTTCTTGGATGCTGTAACTTCTTCGAGCTGTGAACGCAAAGAAGCGAACTCTCGTTCTACAATCTTTTCCGCATCGGAATTTTCTTTTATTTTGTCCATCTGTTCAACCTCTTTAGTTGTACCATCTGTACATTCACACGTTCCTCCATCGCAACCACAGTCATGTGGTTCATCTTCGGTGTGTGAATCACATTTCGTTCCAATTGTACATTCCTTGCAGACAGGGTCCATTTTTTCATTATCAATGAAACTGACCTCCGTGGGTCTTACATTCATGGCGAAAGTATCACCCATAACATCAACATCATTTGAAAGCCAATCAATGCTGACATGTGTGATGTCACCTTCTTTAACCTTTTCTAACACTTCATTACCACGTTCTGTCTTGCCATTTATAGTGGCTAACATTTTAATGGCGGTCTTTCCATTCTCCATCTCGAACAGCTCAGGGTCGTTTGCCATGCCGATTAAGTCCTCAGGTGTTCTCTGGTGGTTGTAATATATAGGAAGCTCTTTAAAACTTTCTATATTACTCTTTAATACCGTCGGTTCTATATAAACCTTTTGTTGTATACCATCGTCTTCCTCATATTCATGTGGGCCCGATGTTATAGCTATAACGGGAAATTGAATTTCAGGCACCTCACCATCGGGTACCTCTATACTAATCCCTTCTTCTATAGCTAGAGCAAAAGAGCGACGTTTTGGTTCATTAGAAAGACTTCTTCCAAACTCTCGCTCAACTCCGTTTTCTTCAGCCCACATACTGCACATGCCTTCAGCTAGCTTTTCGTAATCTTCAAGATTACGCTCCTTAAGGAGTCCGCTAACATTCTTTAAACATTTTTTGTATGTCATTTTCTGTCTCCTGTTGCGTTTGCAGCGGGCTTGTTTCCTCTATTCTGGGCTCTGGCCGATTCTTCTTTCTTATCTTGATTTTTGCCTCCAGATATGTTGGCATTCTTATCAGATTGTCCTGCTGCCTTTACAACAGCTTCTTTTACCTCTGTAAGTTCTACCACACCTTCTGGGTCAAGTCCACGCTCTTCTCTAACCTCTCCGGGACCCAATACGCCTTCGGAAAGATATATCATATCTGTTTTTGCTTTAGTAAAAGCATCATTTATATTAATTTGTCTAAACTTAATCAAAGCAGGTTCCATTCCTTCTTTGCTCACTAATTGAGGCATTAATTGGGAATTTATCGCCGCTTCCACCATAGACTGCAAATATTGCACATAAGGCTCAAAAATAGGCCGTGCCCTTTCTGGCTCAGTCCACATTGTCATAGGAACTTTAAGAGCCATATGTATTTTAGCTAAAAGGTCGTCTGTATATTTTCCATATTCAAACGCGCGCTGAGTTCCTTGTAATTCTTTAATTTCTATATCATTACCGTGAATAATATCTTCGCCCGGCTGTAGAGCGTTAAAAGTATCAACTATCTCATTAATTTTATCAGGACCATAAGGCATATCAGGGAGACCGCAAGATATATCAAAGCGAGATGAAGCGTACTTATTTAGGGCAGCACCTATATCTCTTTCAGCATAATCCTTTAAATCTACAAGATATATAATGGGGTGTATGTCTGATAATCCATAAGCGTAATCATCAAAAACATTATTCTTCAATTCGATAATTTCGTTTTCCTCGAAACGTACAGAATCTTTGTCGTCTCCCAAATCTTGGTAATAATATTTTATTTGTCCATGCTCATTTCTCTGAACGAACATATTCTGACTGGAACGTAAAACCAAGTTAGCTTCGTCATCCCAATTAGCAAAATCACCAGTATATTCTAAATAACCTGTTCCAAATATACGAGCATTCCTTAACCATGTATATAAAGTCTGTTTAATATTTATATCCTTGAACATCCCTTCTACCTGCTCTCTTAGTTCTTCATCGTCGGTTACTATATCGTAACCATCTTTAATAGCATAAAAACAAGGAAGGTCAATCAAAGTTCGGATAATAGGGTCCGAAAGATATATATTCATATAAACTCTGGGTTTTCCTAAATGAGCTTCATAATCCTTAAAGCCACCCCTAAAACCCCGATTTAAAGAAAGGCGTTTAATAACACCTTCTCCAAAACTACGGGGCTCGTCTTTGTCAAATGGGGGATTACTCCCCTTACTGGCAAATCGCCGTCTAATATTATCAATCCACGACATGGCTATTTAATATATCTTATATGCCCTATATAAAGATTTCGTCACAATGCCCTCATCTTATGCTTGTTTAATTTGATATTTCGTTGCTTAGTAGTAAACAACGATTGATTATTCTGAAAAGATGCCGTCATGTCTTTATTTCTTCTTGCAGCTGGGGTTAATTGTGTAGTTCCGAAGGTAGCGCTGCCGGGAAGCATAGTAAGAGTAGCATGTAGAGCTATAACACAGCTGTCACAGTAATCATCATGTTTACCGTCAGGCGCCGATATCCTTTCGGTCTTATCAGCAGCATCCATTACATATTCTAATTCTACATGTTGTCGTAACCACTTGTTAATTAATTTAGCCGCAGGAGGCTCCAATTTATCAGGATTAGGTAATAATACGCGCTGTTGTTGTATAAAAGACACATAATCTCTAAATGCTTGTGTTTTTGTCCCCTTTGGTCCTCCAGTAAAGACGAAAGGTATAAAATGAATCTGAGGAGATGTTTGGATACAGGCTAATCGTAGGTCTTGCTCAATCGCGCCCCCAATACCAGTAGCATCAATAATAAGCTTATCAGCACCCAATACAGTGGAAACTTCCATGATACGTCTACGTTGGTATGGAATATCGTGTCCACCAGTTCTAGCACTAATTTCTTCAATATATATAAGCCGTGCCACGTTCTCTCCACTATCCGGTCCATCAGGCTTCTCGAGTGACCATCCGGTAATAACAGTAGAATTAATAGATTTCCCAATGTCAACACCGATAGTAACTTGAGGATAAATTCCTCTTCCTTGCTCAAGGGTGGCGGGGATATGGGTTTCGTAATCATGGAAACATGCCTTTAGTTTTTCAGGATTAAATACATTCGATACACTTTCTACAAACTCGCATTCGTATTCAGTTCTCCAATACATGGAATCTTCACCCCATTCCATCATCTTCTCTAACATGTCCTCTTCAGTGTAAGGAGCAGAGTAGGCCCCCCCTTTCTTTACTGCGTCTCTCCAAGTAAACACCATTCTAGTAAAAGAATCCGCATAGGAGTCATCATACAAATAACGCCACATATGGTTAGACTTTGACTTTGGTGTACCTAAATTTATGAACGGGGCCCTATTTGAAACTATCGCTGGTTCTACGTTATCTACGAAGAGATGGTCATCAATGAGCGGAGACTCATCGACGATACAGAATGTAGGGTGTTGGCCCCGTATAGCCTGCCCCTGATTGCTAGGCGCTAAAGGAGCACGGCGTAGAAGTGTGCCCCCCTTCATGCGTATATGGGGCTTATTGTGAAATTTATAATTATCTACTAGGCTGTCCAGAAATGTATTGTCCTTAAAGTGTCGGTAGACATATCCGAATATCAGTGCAGCTTGGTCCTCTGATGGAGCAAGCACAAAGACTAGGTCACGGAAGCGCTTGAAAAACATATAGATGACGACAGCGACTGATAGAGCGTAGGATTTCCCACTGCCTCGTGGAGCTAATATTGCTAATTTACGCTGTCCTCTCTTCTCATCATAACATAAAGAAGTAGTTATAATATCTATTTGGAGGGGTCTAAGTTTCAAAGCCCTTTGTTTACCATCATATAGATAAGCAGCACAAAAAGCCTCTATAAGCTTCCTCATCTTGTCTTCGCTTAGTCTACATCTTTCAAAAATTTCTTCTAAACTTCGCGAATCAAAAGCTGATTTACCTGTCAGAGCTGTCTGTAGATTCTTTATCTCGTTTTTCACTGGTAGACTTTTCATCTGTTAAATCCTCCAAAAAGGATGCGAATCCTTCTGTCTTCTCTTCGATAAGCGAAGGAATTTCTATCTTTAATGCGCGAAATTCCGTATGTATGTCTTTAACGATTTGATTACGCTGTTTCAATAACTCATTTCTTAAAGTTATATCTTTAAGGTTTTGAGTTATCTCATCCCATAGAACATCTTCCAAAGTAAGATTACGTGCTAAGAGTAGAACTATTTCTTTATGGCGTTCATATTCAGCCTCTCCTATACGTAAGCGTAGACGACTGACATAGCCCTCTACATCCATTACTTCGTCATTGCTGCACGGACATTCTTGCGTACTGCTTCAGCCATCATATCATCATGTTCGTCCCATGCTGACATAATCACGTTACGCAGAACTGTGTTCTTGACATTCTTTTGAGCTGTTTCATCCAGCTTCTTATAAGCCGCTAACTGAGCTTTAGTTAGATTTTCATCAAGTAACGCTAATATCTCATCATCATATTTCTTGATGTAGGGCATTACTAATGCTTTAACTGCTGGTTGGGTATACATAATATATGCACCCATAGCTAACATTACTGCTCCCATAAGCATAAGCTCAGGGGAACTCGTTAGCATATCCATTAGGCTATCTAACATTCCAGTTTCGACTTCCTTAACTTGTGTTAAGTTGGTTGTTTCATTCATTGTTGTATTATTTGTCATAATATCTCCTTGTGGGGCCCCCACGAAAGCACTTGCGTACATAATCCTGTGGAGCCTTGGCCCTGTGGTGAGAGCCCATAAACTAATAACATAAGGTACTATATAAAGCTTACTTTTAACCGCTATATAAAATCCAGTAACCCCAATTACCGCTTCCTTTCTCCACTACACCACAGCCGTAAACTGTACCTAAGGTTACAGCGTTTGCGGCAGCGGCTAATGCTTCAGCAGCGGCTATCATAGTATTGTTACCTTCTCCAGATAACTGTAGGGCGGCCATTTAACTACGGTTCTGGCTCGTCTTCTTCAGAGCCGGCCATCGAAACACTTTCCATCCAATCCACGTTTCTAGCCTTATGCGACTCTTTACCTGTTTCTAATTGACCACTACCGTCACTAGCCATATACATTTGCTCGCCAACAGTTTCAGTCACATCATCTTTGGATGTTATAGGGTATCCTCTGCCTTTAGCTTTCATCATGTCGTTAATTTCGTCATGCGAAGGCTTAGGGTAATTTTTTGTATCGTGTCCCATGTTTATTTCTCCTTTTTTGCTTTTTTGGTTGTCTCCTTGGCAACCTTCTTCTTTGGTTGTTCAACAACCTTTGTCATTATTGGTGTTCTTGGCATATTATTTCCTCTTTTTCTTATTCTGAAGTGCGCCGCTCTTACCCCTATATTCACCTTTCTTCCCTTTAGGGATTCGGCGTTTGCTAGGTTTCTTGCGGGGTACGCCGTTCTTCTTCAGTTTACCTCTTTTAGCCATACTTATTCTCCATTGCAGCAGTCACAAGTACAACCATCTTTACAATCACATATCATGTTTATTTTTTCCTATTTTGTTTTTTTGAGCCTTTCTAGCAGCTCATCTTCGTCTTCGTGCTCATGACCATTCCTAAACGTTCCTTTACGTGTCTGTTCAATTTGACTGTTCTGTTGAGCAGTCCATAATTCTAATACTTTATATATAATAACTAATGCAGGTGAACCTATAATCAAAAGAACTGACTTATAAGATTCTATATCTTCTACTATTGATGGCTCTCTAAAAGCCATAGCAACTAAGAAGATAGATAGTCCTACCCAAGCCATTACAACTGGGGCTGCTACTAGCATCATCATGAAATTAGCGAAATTCCCATCAGGGTTCGCTGCATCTTTCTTATGATTACTCATTTCTTCTCCTGTAATAATAACTTAATTTCTGCGAGAGCTATTTTTACCACATTCATATCCTCTGCATTTTTTTTATGCCGAGCCCCAAATTCGTTCTTCACTTCATA